GGAACAATTCTATCAGGCCATCCGCCGGTTCTGGCGCTTCGGTCAAACCGAACAAGTCGATGCGCATATCGTGTCATCCGCTCGCGAAGGTGCGGTAGTTGCCAATATTCGGCGCAAGGAAGCGGACGCCGACCGCATGGCGGCAATGATGGTGGCGCATATGGCTGACCTGTCCGGTGAAGCCGTACGCGGTGCCGTGCGCGACGTTCCGCTCTACAATCCCACCCTTTCCATGGAGATGCCGTCATGGCTGTGAAGGTCGTCGATCAGGTCATTACCGACCGCTATTCAATCTATCAGGGCGATAGTTGCCAAGTGCTCGCCGGTATCCCCGACAACAGCGTTCATTTCGGCATTCACTCGCCGCCGTTCGAAGGACTGTATCGATTCAGCTCTTACGTCGAGGACGTTTCGAACAACGAAGGCGCCGACTTCTGGCGGGCATACTCCTACATCATCCGCGAATTGTTGCGCGCTCAGATGCCCGGCCGCCTTACGTCGGTTCACGTCATGCAACTTCCTACGTCGAAGATCAGGCATGGCCATATTGGCATGCGCGATTTTCGCGGCGAGGTCATCCGGGCCTATGAGAATGCCGGTTGGATCTTCCATAGCGAGGTTTGCATCTGGAAAGACCCTGTGGTGGCGCAGCAGCGCACCAAATCCATTCGCCTTCTGCACAAGCAGATTGTCAAGGATAGCGCGCTATCGGGGCAGGGGCTGGCAGACTACATCGTCACGTTCCGCAAGCCCGGCGACAATCCAGAGCCCGTCGCCGGGTGTTTCCGCCAATGGGTCGGCGAAGGCGATGGACCCGACTATGGCAAATATACCACCGCGACCGATGGCCGTAATTGGTATTCGATCGAGGTCTGGCAGCGGTATGCCTCTCCGGTGTGGAGCGACATCAATCAGACCCGAACGCTGCAATACCGCGGCGGCCGGGATGAGAAGGACGAGGTTCATATCTCGCCGCTCCAACTCGACGTGATCGAGCGATGCATTGACCTGTGGAGCAACCCCGGTGACACAGTGCTGACGCCCTTTCTCGGCATTGGCAGTGAGGTCTATGGCGCCGTCGAGATGGGCCGCAAGGGCATCGGTGTCGAACTGAAGCCGTCTTATTTTAGGCAGGCCGTCAAGAACCTCAAGGACGTTGGTGTCCGCAAGGTGGGGCTGTTCGATGACCCCGCATAAGACTTGCCGAGACTGTGCCGGCCCTGTCGGCCCCCGCAACAAATCGAACCGCTGTCGGGTCTGCGCCGGTCGCGAGACATGCGCGCGCAACAATGCCAATCCGGCATGCAAGGTGAAGGCGCAAGCGACGATCGCAAAATGGACGCCGGAGCAGCGCCAAGCCAAGGTGCGGCACCTGATAGACAGGATACCTCATATCCCACCCGAAGAGCGCCAGCGGCGGCGTGAGCGGGGCTTGGAACTGGTGGCGACATCCTTGCAGCGCCCTGACGTGGTGGCGAAGCGCGATGCGGGCCGCATGAAGGCTGGCCGCAGTCGATCGCTAACCATGCTCGCCGGCATCCCAGAGCATCGCTGGCCCGAATACCGCCAGCTACTCAACAAGGGCGGCATGACGGCGGCGGAGGCGCGGCGGATTATCCTTGATGACACGGCGGGCACGGCCGAACATGCGCGACGGGTGGTCGCCAATGCGGCCGATGCCATGCGGATCAGGCATGAGCGTCGGCTTGCGCAGGAATATTGAACGGAGCATAAGTGGGCGGGCGAGGGGTGTTTCCTGCACCGCCTCGCCCTGGTCAACGGCTGATAGCGGAGCCAATCGACGTGAATGATTTACCCGACACAATTGAGCCTATCAAGCCTCTAACCGACGTGGAAGCGTTGGCGTGGGCTCTTGGCGATCACCGCTCACCTGAACAAATCGCCAAGGATGGCGCGCGGGTCACGATCAGTCTTATCGACAAGCTACGCCGCCAGCTCGACCAAGCCGAGCGCGCGTGCCAGCACGTTCAGGCCACTGGCCATGCCCGCAAGGACGATGACGCCATCTGGCGACGGGTAAGCCGCGCCGCGCACAAGCTGCTAGACGGCATGGCATGATCGCCGATGACATGGCTGTATCTCCCATCCGATTGCTTAGCCTCTGCGCAGGCGTTGGAGGGCTCGACCTCGGCGTCCGCATCGCTCGACCCGACGCGCGCTGCATCGCTTTCGTGGAGAGGGAAGCAAGCGCAGCCGCAAGCTTGGTCGCGAGCATGGAAGCGGGGCGGCTTCATCCGGCTCCTATTTGGTCTGACCTGCGAACCTTCGACGCTGGAAGATGGCGTGGATCGGTGGATTGCGTCATTTCGGGAGACCCCTGCCAAGGTAACAGCGTCGCCGGGAAGCGGCTCGGCGACGCCGATGACCGATGGCTACTCGACCGAGCAATCGACGTGTTCGACGCCAGCGGGGCTCATACTTTCTTCCGCGAGAACGTCGTCGGGAACATCGTCGGCCAGCTCGCGATCGCTATACCAGCACTGGAAAGACTGGGCTGCCGTGTTGCGGCGGGAATATTCAGCGCGGCCGAAGTCGGCGCCAGTCACCGACGCGAGCGACTGTTCATCATGGCCCACCGTCCGCACGTCAGACACCAACGGCGCAGGATCGCAGGGCGACGGCGGAATGGATCTGCGGACGACGGCATCGTTGTGGACCACCCCGTGCGCGGACGACACGGCAACGCGAACGACGCAATACGCGCAAGGCGGAACGGCGCTTTCGATGCAGGCGGATCAATGGTCAACCCCGAGAGCGTCGGACGGCGAGAAGGGTGGCCCGAACATGACATTCGGAGCGGGCGGAACGCCTCTGCCAGCGCAAGCGGCCCAATGGGGGACACCGACAGCCAGGGATTGGAAGGACGGCGCGAGCGGCCTGACCAATGTGGACGAGAACGGATTGTTGGGACGGCAGGTCATATCCTTTCAACCGCTCGTCACGACCGACTATTCGCTCCCGGTCCGGCCGACCCCGTCTGGCGAGAAATTGCCAGAGACACGCCGTCGCTTGAACCCGCTGTTTGTCGAATGGCTCATGGGATGGCCGGAAGGACTGAGCGGCTTCGACACTGCGGAAACGGGGTTGTCCCACTGGCTGCGGCTTTCGCGTGGCGAACTCTTGAGGCTCGTCTCGCCCAAGCGTCCAGCGGACGGACAGGGGAGCCTGTTTGATGGCTAACGGGAGGCATAGCTACGTGGCGTTCTACCCGTCAGATTGGCTCGCCGGCACCGCTAGGCTGCCGCGAATGCATCGTGCCGCATTTTTCGACGTGTGTTGCTTCACTTGGGATACCGCTCGTCCCTGCCCGCCCACCGAGCTTGCCGCCATGCTGTGCGACATCAAGGGATGGCGGGGCATTGTGGAGGACTTGGTTTCCATGGGGAAGCTGGTGCGCAATGATGATGGTTCGGTTGAGAACCCAAAAGCTCTAGCGGAAGCCGAGAAGGCGTATGCCGCATGGAGGGCTATGAGCGATGCTGGCAAGGGAGCTGGTAGGGGGCGTCCTAGGGGGGCTAACAGGGACCCTATTAGGGGGGCTGATAGCCCCGATGCCATGGGGGAACATAGAGAACCAGAACCAAAGTTAGATGATGCTAACGCATCATCAGCGAAACGAGGAACTCGGCTACCCAATGATTGGCAACCAAATTGCGATTATCCTGCCAACGTTCACAACCTGATTAGCCAATGGCCGCCGGGTCGCGCCGACCGCGAGCTGGATCAGTTCCGTGGGTATTGGTCCACCTTGCCAGGCGCAAAGGCGACTAAGCTGGATTGGGACAAGACTTGGCACAATCGCATCCGCGATCAGCACGACCGGATCATGAGGGAGAATGGACATGGACGATCAGGCGACGGACACGGGCCAAGCGTTGGCGCTGCGCTCGACTGGATCAACGGGCGTTGACCTGCCGCCAGCCGAAAAAGCGCGGCGGGCGCAGTTCTCGGCAATCATGGTGCCGTGCCTAACGCTGGCCAGCGGTGCCACGCATACCCGCGAAGCCCGCCGGGAATGGCTTGCGGCGGCCGACATGATGCTTGGCGACGTTGACCCACAACGCCTCGCCGCTGCCGCGAAGGTCGCGATGCGCCGTGCGGATCACCCGTCTAAGATTGTGCCGGCGATCCAAGCGGAGTTGGACGCGCAGGCCGCGCGTGATCGGGCCGACCAGTTGCGCCAAACGGCTATTGCCGAAACGATGGCGCTGATGGAGGCTGCCAAACCTCGTGAAGATCGTGGCGAGGTAGCCGACTTGATCCGCGGGTTGCGCAAGAAGTTGGAGGCGAAGTGTGCTTGAGATCACCCTGCCTTGGCCAGCTCGTGAAGTGTGGCCAAACTTCCGCAACGGCCATCACTGGCGGGTCTATGGGCCATCGGTGAAGGCGCAACGCGACGATGCGGCAAAACTGACGCTGGCGGTCATCATGCCGACGCGGCCAACGTTTTTCGATGGTAAGATCCCAATGGAGGTGAACTTCTATCCGCCCGATCATCGCAACCGCGATGACGATGGGTGTGTGGGGGCGTTCAAGTCGGCTCGTGATGGCATCGCGGACGCGCTCCACGTTGACGATAAGCGGTTCCGGTGCTGGTATGTGTTCCACGCGCCTGAAAAGCCGGGCCGCATCGTGGCGAGGATCGGGTGATGGCGACCGAAGCCGAGTTTTGGGGCCGACCGATGGAACCTGGCACCGTGCGCGACGAACCGACCGCAAGGGCCACGCGCGCTCGCGTCGTTCGCGAAGCGCTGCGCCACTTGGCCACCGATCCGACGTGTTGCAAGGAATTGCCGCACGCTGATCGTGAGGCTGCGTGGAGGCTCGCCACTGTGGGCGCGGATGAAACACTGGAAAAGCTTGGGAGGTTGTTGAAACGACATATGTTATCGTTGTTATCGTGTCGTTCGGGCTTGGATTTACCGCTGGTTGGGAGACGTTTCGTATCCATCGAAATCGTCTCGTCGATCGCCGCAACCTCGAATATGACGACCTGTACCACACCGACTTGTAGGGGTGCTAGGCAATGCTTGAGGACGAGAAGCTGGTAGAGGCTGTCGCACGGGCGATCGGAAAGGTCAGTCTGCCGACAACGTTCACGCCCGATGCCGTTTGCGGTGTTCTGGACGACGACACCCCATTTTATGAGTGGATGGAGTTTGAGGAAGAGGCGTCGGCCGCTATTGCCGCATTCAGGCGCTATACCGCAGATGACCACAAGTGAGGGAGAGGTAACGTGACCAAGCTATGGAACGCCATATGCCGCTGGCTGAAAATCGATGAAGAAACGCGCAAGCTGGTGCGCGAGTGGTGACAGCCGGAAAGTGACCGAGCCTTGCGATTATTCGCCCGAGCTGACGCCGACGCAGGCCGCGTTCATGATGCGCCACCTAAGCGACGAGGATCGCGCTCGGCTCATTGTCGACGCCGGGGAGGCCGTGATAGACCTTTGCCACCCCGAAACCGTTAAGCGATTGAAAGAGCGTCGTGGATAAAGAAGCCATTCGTCGCGAGGCTTTCGAGGAGGCGGCCAAGCTGTGCGATTTTTACGGCGAAGAGCGGCTGACACTCGCGGGCGATACGGTGCTGCTTGATCCATGCTTGGGCGGCAAGGGGTTTACCCCTGAAAACATCGCGGTATCTGAACGGCTATCCGTGGAAGGTTGTGTTCACTCGGCAAGCTATCACGCCGCATCTCAACTCGCCGCGCACATCAGGGCCTTGAAGTGATGGCTGAACAGGAGATCATCCCCGCTGGCGCGCCCATCGGACGTCCCAGTAAGCGCTCTCCGCAGATTGTTGACGAGATATGCGAACGACTCTCTCATGGGGAACCCCTGACCAAGATTTGCCGCGACAGCCATATGCCGTCGTTCAGGACGGTATTTCGATGGGAGGAGGAGGACGAGGCGTTCCGTCACCTCTCCGCGCGCGCACGCGAGAATGGAACCCACTATCTGGCTCACGAAAGCATTGAAATTGCTGACGATCCTGTTCTGAAGGCCGACGACAAGCGCGTCCGTATCGACACGCGCATTCGCCTGATCGGCAAGTGGAACGCCAAATCCTACGGCGACAAGGTTCAGGTCGAAAGTCAGAACCGCACTCTCAACATGGGCATTCCCGCCGACGCCACAGCCGAAGCGGCTGCGCTGGCGTATGAGAAGCTGGTGAAGGGCGAATAAAGCTTGACACAGTTAGACTAACGGTTAGTCTAACGGGTATGGACGCGCCTCGTTGCAAAATCTGTAAAGATCGGCATTACGGGCTGTGTTCAAATACGTCCCTGGGATCGGCCAGCGGATGCCCCGAAGGAGACGACGGGCGCACAGAGGTCAACCGGCTGCGTAAGCGGAACGTGACCGAGTCGGAAACGACAGCCGGGGCGATCTTAAAAGCCAGTGGCGACAAATCGCAGGTCGTGACAGCCGGAGAGACGGCACAGAAATTCGACAGGCTTGCTTATCAGCGCGAATACATGCGCAAGCGCCGTGCTGCGAAAAAAGCTTTGGGAGAAGCGCAATGACCGACTTTGAACGCGACCTAAACCGCGCCGTCGCGCGCATTGAGGCGCGAAAGCCTCGCCCTACCCTGTCGGTTCGGTCCAATCCACGCCCGCAGACTGCGGCTGAATCGTCGGCGGATCGCAACTACCGGGGATTGGTGCTGTGATCGGCGGTCTCGGTGCAATCGACCGCTTCCTCAAAGACATAGCGGCCGACATCGACGCGGAGAACGCGCACATGGCTCGTATTGATGCTGCCGCTGCTCGAATTGATGCGGCATACGACCGAGCACATCTTGCGTCTTACGGAATACCCAACCCCCGCGCCGAGACGCGGCCGACCACGGAGGCTGCTCGTGGGTGAGCTACAGCATACGCTTGTCGGTCTGACCATGCGCGAGGTCGCCCACATCAACGGTGGCAAGGATTGGTTCGGCTATCGGCATCAGTGTATCCAGCAGCCGCGCCTGTCGCGGTTCGACCGATATACCCGTAAGGACAGGTCCGTCGCATCGACGTGGCGGGTCGATGGCGAGGATTGCGCGTCGCTCACGGATGCGCTTGCCAAGCTGGAGGTGCCGCCTAGCCTGACCGTAAGCGAGATGCGGGCACTCTGTCAGTTTGCTACCCCGACGATGGCGAAGCGCGATTTCGCGGACTTCCAAGCGGTCTACCCCGATTTGCGTACACTGGCCGATAAAGGCCTCGTCTGGTGGGACCAAGGCAAGGTCAGCTTGCTACTGAATGCCATTGGGCCTGCAATCGATCGAGCGGAAAGCAACGCTAGCGGGACGCCGGCATGGGACGCTGTGTCGCCAACCGCGACCGCTACCCGCGCCGCCATCGCCAAGGCCACCACCCCCAATACCCGCATGGAAGCGGGGGAAGAAGGGGTGGGGGTATGAGCGCTAAGGCATTCTCTTGGGTATCGCGCCGCAACCCTGAACTTGAGGCCCGTCTTGTATTCGAAGGGCCGGAAATGGTGGATGCCAACATCCGCAGGATTGGCACCAACGGCATCGGCGTGCCCATTCATCTGACCAAGGAAGCCTTCATGGACTCCTACCAGCTTCGACAGGTGCCCGCATGACCACACCATCAGAACTGACTGCTCTGGCAGAGCGGGTGGAAGCGGCGAGGGGTATCGATGTGAGCCTGCACCTCGCAATTGCGATTGCGGCGGGGGTCGTTGATGCGCGAACCACGTTCAGCCCGCGCGGCGGATTTGGACACGTCGATCGAGGTCAGTGGGCTGTCTCGCGAGTGCCTTACTATTCGACCTCTCTCGACGCTGCGATGACGCTGGTGCCGGAAAGGTGGAAGCTGCGGCAGGCCAATTTCAGCGCTCCGTGTGCTGACGATCGTAAGTGGCATCTCAACTTGCATGGCGGCTCGGTCGGGCAGGACACCTTTGTCGGTCGTGGTGCCACCCCCGCACTCGCCCTAACCGCTGCCGCCCTCCGTTTCCGCGCGAGCCTCACCCGATGAGCGCGCCTGATGTCACACTACGGCGAACACAGGAAGCGGTGAGCGGCTTGCTGACCGAGATTGCCCTGCATTTCCGGGGTCGCCCGAAGATCACGCTTCTCGTTCGCCACCCAGACTTAGAGGCGCAAGGCCGTGACGCGGACTTCGTGATGACCGATGACACGCTGGAGGATGCGATTGCTGCGCTCCGACGTCGCCTGGAGAGTCCCGCATGAGCGCGCCTGTCGATCAGGCTTTGTCGCGGGCTAGCTTCTCTTCGACGGCCTCGCGGATGAACTCCGAGCGCTTTCCCTTGCCGGCGTGCGCGTCGATCTGTGCCAGCACGTCAGGCGATAGGCGGATGGCGGTGAACTTCACCCCGAGCGGCGGACGACCCATCCGAGCGCCACTATCCGTTACACAATTATTTTCAAGAGCGGGCATCAGGGGCTTGCCTTATCCGTTATACGATAGCATATAAGCGTTATACGGAACGGAGACAACCCCATGCTTAGCGCCGCCGATCTTGCCGCCTACACTGCCCAACAAGTCGCCTCGCTCGCTGATGTTGATGTGTACGCCGTCCGTGCTGAGGGCGAGCGCCGCCAGAATGCCGCCGAGAAGAAGATTGCTTCGCTGATGAAGCAGCTTGAGGCAGCTCGTCGCATGATGGCTGACGGCGAGGTTATTCTGAACGCCGCGCACCGCGAAATGATGAATGAGGCGGCGTAATGGACGTCAGCACTCACATCGTTCGCACTTGGCTCATGCAGCTTGGCGACACGGACTTTGATGAAGTTGTCGCGGATGGAGGCGTCACGGCTGCAATGGTCATTCGCAAGGAAGCCCTGCACATGGCAAGCATAATAGATCGAGTTGTCACGTCCGACGATGCGAATGGGGCCAGCGAACCTAACGCCATGGCGTTGTGCACACGTCTGACTGACCGCGCTAATGACCTGCGAGAGAGCGCAAACAACAGCCGTATTGTTGAGGAGTTGCTTCAACCGCAACTCGACTTGTTTAGCAGCCGCGGAGACTACAACCAGTACGCGGCTCGTCTAGCGCTAAATCATCGTCGCAGCGCTAAGGACGACGATCGTATGGCGGACGACATTATGAAGGCGGTTATGCTGATCAGGAAGTATGCAGCATGACCCCCGCTGCTATCGTCGAACTGCTGCCGGTGACGGCATGACTAGCGCGCCTGTCGATAGCGAGGGGCGGGTGGCCGAGATCGCGGCTCGTCTGCCTATGGAGCAGCATAGCGGGAAAGGCGCGCGTGAGCCGGAAGGTTATCGCGAGGCAGTCCGTGCCTTTGTTGAGACTGCCGCGCCCGGCGCGTTGGAGCGCGGCCGATGCGCTGGTGATCCACGCCGCTGGTGCGATCACCTTAGGCCATGCAGTCGATGTGAGGTGCCGGAATGAGCGGCGATCCAGAACCTTGTAGCTACTGTGGCGCGCTGCCGTGCGATCAAGTCGGAGGTGCATCGATAAGCGCATCAGAATGGCGGGAGCGCGCTGTTGATTACGCGCTTCATTACGGCCCTCGATGCCGGGAGTGCGCCGACGAGGACGGCGTTTGCTCTGTATATGGGCTACCCTGCGACGGCTCTCGCAAGGCCGCTGGCTTTGTCGTCGATGCGCTGATGTATGGCGTGCTGCACGGCTTCTTGTCGCCGCCGCCTCAATTTCGAGCGCGCACCGCTGCCACCCACCTCAACGACATTCATGGAGAGAAGCAATGACGGGTGACGCTCGGCATGCAGGCGCACCGATAATCGCAGTTGTGCTGGCAGCCGCTTCGATGAGCGCCGGCATGGGTGGCATCTTCGATGGCAGCGGATTTCGAGATGACCGACCGGTCCGAAGCCGCACCGGCAACGCCACTCACATCATCAGCGACAAGCCGGTCAGTAAGCGCCGGGCGCGTCGTCTCCGGGGCAAGGGGTCGAGCAATGACGGGTGACGTGAGCGTGACCGGCCCGGAGCGCATCTGGCTGCACGGGATCGGCGACCATGCGGGCGAAACGACGTGGTGCGATGACCCGAACCCGTCTGGCGAACCCGAGGAATTGGCAGCAGCGGTAGAGTACGTCCGCGCTGATCTCGCCGCGAAGCCACCCCTCTCCACCGATGCTGGGCTGAAAGGGCGGGCGAGGGCTTCGTTCGACGCGAACGCTGCATCTGGTGAGGCAACCATTGTTTTGCCCGAGGGGCAGGCCGCACGCGAAATCCTGAAGGCTGCCGGGGTCGAAACACTGGACGGCGGTTCGATCGCTTGGCGCGGCAACATCATGCCCGGTCATGGCATTGACGCCGCCCTGATCGTCGCCCTCGTGAACGCCGCCCCCGCTCTACTGGATGCAGCGGAGAGGGTGGGGCGGCTGGAGGAGGCGCTGGCGCCGTTCGCCAAGCTCGGCAGCATCCTTGAGCCCCGCAGCCCCTATTCCGACTTCTTCGTATATCGGCCGGCCATTGGCGACGGTTACGCGCTGTACGGTGACCATCTTCGAGCAGCTGCCACTGTCCTCGCCGACCCCACCCATGACACCGCTCAACACGGAGAAGAGGAATGATCGCGCTCGCAAACCGCCGATTCCTCGTCCACACGCGCCGAACCGGCCGTGGCGGCCAAATCCAGCGCGCCGCCTATGGACCGTATTCGTGGTGGGATGCCACGGCCCTGCGATGCTGGTTGTGCCTTGGGCCCGACGTGCGAACATGGGTTGAGGAGATGGCTAGGGCATGACTGGAGAATTCCGCATCATCCCGCCCGACACGCGCGGATACACTGGATTGACCGCGCTTAAGCTGACGGACGGTCGAGAACTGGCCGCAATGGGTGTAGGGGCAGAGGTAGAGCAGCGATTGCAGGCCGAGGCGGCAAAGCGCAAATAGAAAGCATGGATTTCAATTTTCGTAATCCCGATTATGCGAGCGTGTTTCGGCAGCGCGCCGAACGACTGATGCGGATACGCGCCGACCCGGCAATAATGCCGATGCTCAAGCTGTATTACCGCGATCACCCGGCCGACTTCATCAACGACTTCGGCATGACCAGTGATCCTCGCAACGTCGAAATCGGCCTGCCCGTCAATGTCCCCTTCCTGCTGTTCCCTCGCCAGCGCGAGTGGGTCCAATGGGCGATGGACCGCTGGCGGCAACGCGAGCCAGGCGCGACCGTCAAATCTCGCGATATGGGCGTATCGTGGCTGGGCATGGCGCTGGCGGATACGTTGTGCCTGTTCTATCCGAACATGGCGATCGGTGTCGGCTCCCGAAAGCTGGAGTTGGTCGACAAGATTGGCGACCCTAAGACGCTTTTCTGGAAAGCGCGCAAGTTTCTGGAATTGCTGCCCCCCGAGTTTGTCGAACCGTATTCCTCCAAGGAGGGCCTGATCGCGTTCGCAAATGGCTCGACGATCGCTGGCGAGGGCGGTGACGAGATCGGCCGCGGCGCCCGCACGGGTCTGTATCTGGTCGACGAAACTGCCGCGCTCAAGCATCCTGAAGCGGTGGACGCGGCCCTATCGCAAACAACTAACTGCCGCATTGATATTTCGACGCCTCAAGGCTTGGCCAACTCGTTTGCCGCCAAGGCGCAGCGGATGCCGCCATACAACAACTGGCCTGCGGATCGCATCTTCCGGTTCAACTGGCGCGAAGACCCTCGCAAGGATGAGGCGTGGTATGAACGGCAAAAGGTCAATCTTGATCCGGTAACACTGGCGCAGGAAGTCGATATGGACTTCTCGGCGTCGGTGGAGGGTATCGTTGTGCCGTCGAAATGGGTGCAGGCGGCGATCGGTTTGCACGAATTTCTCGGCGTTGAGCCGACCGGCGCCCGTCGTGGTGCGCTTGATGTCGCCGATGAGGGGCGTGACGCCAACGCCTTTGCCGCCTGCCATGGCGCAGAAGTGTTCCACGTTGAAGAATGGTCGGGTAAGGGATCGGATCTGTCTGCCACGGCGCAGCGCGCAGTAGGGCTTGTCGAGGAACTCAAACTTGATGGGTTCGACTTCGACAGCGATGGCCTCGGCGCGGGTATTCGTGGATCGGTGCGCGTCATCAACGAGTTGCGCGAGGAGGTGAAGCGTCCGCCGATTGCTGCCATGCCGTTCCGGGGTTCTGCTGCTGTGCAGCGCCCCGACAACGAGGACGTGCCCAGCCGCAAGAACAAGGACTATTTCAAGAACCTCAAGTCGCAGTCGTGGTGGGGGCTGCGGCGCAGGTTCGAGCAGTCGTGGTTCGCGCGTAACGGCGAGGAATACGACCCTGCGATGATTATCTCGCTCTCCCCTACCCTGCCGATGCTGTCCAAGCTGCAAATCGAACTTTCGCAGCCGACGTTCTCGCTCGACGCTCAAGGAAAGATCGTGATAGACAAGCAGCCCGAGGGCAGCCTGTCGCCGAACCTGGCGGATGCGGTGATGATCCTCATGGGTCGGACGAGGCGCGGCATGGTCATCACGGCGGAAGCGATGGAAGCGTCACAGCGGAGGCTGGGGTGATGTGGGACGGAATCGAAAGCGCCCCGAGAGACGGCAGCGCATTTCTCGCTTATCTGCGCGGCAATAATCCAGAAGTGGGTTATGGCCGTTGGGACGATGTTAATGAAGCGTGGTTAATGGAAGCCGAACATGGCATGAATTGGGTTGACCCCACTCATTGGATGCCAATCCCTTATCCGCCAAGTGATTGTGCATCGTGAAGTGGTCGTGGCGCAAGGCGTTCAGCTTGCCGCTCCCCGTCATCGCGCCCGTTGACCCGACGCCAGCACCGCGCCAGCCGCTCAAACTGACCATGGCCGACGCGATGGCGGCGTCCGCCCCCAAGTCGCCGCCTGTGCCGCTGGAAGACGTATTCAAGCCTTACGCGCCGATGGAGCGCGTCGTGCCGGCTGGCGCGTCCGACATGGCCATGGACGCACTGCCTGCGGTCATCACCAATCCCATCAACGCTTTCGGAGGTGTGCTGCAAAGCGCGTTTCACGAGGGCCTGTATTTCATGGGCTACCCCTACCTTGCTCAGCTTGCGCAGCGGGTAGAGTATCGCCATGCGTGCGAAATCTGGGCGGAACACACGACGCGCAAATGGATCAAGGTGCGCGGTCCCGACAAAAAGGTGAAAGCGATCAACGACGAGCTGGTGCGGCTTAACGCGCGCGCCATCTTCGGCCATGCCGCCTATGTCGACAACCTCTTTGGCCGCTCGCAAATCTTCCTCGACTTCGACGATGCCGAGGATGTGGCGGAACTCGGCACGCCCCTGATGCTGGTGCCGGAAAAGATCAGCAAGGCGCGACCGCTCAAGCGCTTGCGTGTCGTCGAACCGATGTGGACCTCGCCGGCCAAATACAACTCCACCAATCCGCTGGCGCCCGACTTCTACGTGCCGACCGAGTGGTTCGT